CAATGTATCGTTTCCACGACCTTTGCTCGACAACATAGAGGCAATAGCAGCCAAGTCGCTAGTACCGTTAAGGTCTGCTTTAAGCAGTTTGGCAATCTTTTTCATTTTAACTCTCCTGACCCATATATCTTAGAGAACCGACATTCCACCCCGATTCTTTGCTACCTTCTTCTGCATCACTAGACCCAAGAACAGGCGCACCGGGGTCACCAATTCTTAGTGCTTGAGACAATGCTTGAGAACCGGGCGCTTGTCCAGCCCCAGTAGTTGTTACGCTTGTTGGTTCAGGAGCAGCCGTGCCACCGCCAACAGTCTGTGCGCTTCTAGTCTTAGCAGGGGCAAAGTAGTCTGTCAATGTCCTGCCAATTACTGCTTTCTCCGCACTAGCCAATGGGTCACCCTTGGTATCTCCATAAGCGACATCTAGTCCACCAGTAACCAGTCCACCAACAATAGCTTGTTTAGGCGTTCCACCGGCAGCAAGAGTCCCCGCAGCCGTGCCAGCGCCTCGGCTAATAGGCTTTGCGTACTCAGCATATTCAGTTCCACGAATACCAGTTGCAGGAGTTTCTACGCCAGTTACGGGGTCAATCTCTGCGGCTGTTCCACCCACAGCTTGTCCAACCCCTGCGCTAACACCCCCAGAAACAAAACCTCTCTTAGCGCCTTCTTCAGGGTCACCGCCTTGAACTTCAGCCGAAATAGCCCCGCTTACGCTTCCCGTGATTGCTTTAGCAAGAATTGCGCTTCCAACCGCGTCAAGTACAGCCGCGCCAATAGCTTCTTCAACCGCAAATGAAATGATAAAAGGTGTTGCTGGCATTACAAGTCCAATTCAAATGTATAGACGGGTTTCATCTCGTTGCCCATCATCTTTTGACTTTGACCCACCTTTACAGGCAAGCCACTCTTCTTTGCAAGGTCTACAAACTCAGGTCTATCAGAATAAGTTGTAGCCTTCTTTATGCCTTGATTCTTTAAAAGTTTAGCCAAACCTAAGTAGTTCTTAAGCAACTTCTGAGGTTGTTCAGCAGAGAATGTGTGAAACTGCACAACACCGTCACCAATCAAAGTGAGTATGAAAGCTGAATTACCAATTTGGACTAACTTGTTATTAGGGTTTTGGAGAGCAGTAGCCAACTTACGCAAGAAGGTATCCATCGTTACACCGGGCGGTAACTGGTTAGCCATAGAGGTTTGAACGACTTGAAGGGCGTTCATTGTCTTGCTCTCGTCTTCTCCGCGAGTCTTCTTTATGGTGTCCAACACCCCAACATCAGGCATCTTTGACGCTGGTGGGGGAGCTGCTTGTGCTGTTGTAACCATATTACAGTCCTAGTGAAGAAACAATTTGTTGATGGATATACAAGTGACTAGCTAGCCAATCGTAGAAATCTGATTCATTGTTAAAGTCCACATCCAACATATTGAATGGATTATTCAAACCTAACAAGCTAGAAAAGGCTTGATGCTCAACTTGGTGAGCAAGAAGCCAGTCATCTAAGTTATTAGTCTCAGCATCAATCAAAGGATAGATAGGCACGGTAACGCCACCGTCCATAAACACTTCTTGAAACAGTTTGTGCTGTAAGCCGTTCTCAAACAAAAACTCTTGTAAAGAGTCATCGTTGCCGTACTCAACAGAAGAAAGCGTGTCCATATTCATTTGTCAGCCTTTCCATCAAGGCGGTCAAAGATGCGCTCTAGAACAGAATCAATCTTGTCTAGGCGGGAGTTAATGTCTTGCTTAGTTGCATAGTTTTTAGCCAAGTCAACTTCAATAGCTTGCAAGCCATCCTTGAGTCTCTTTACAGAATCCCATATCTCACGACACCACCACCCCACACCGAGTAGTAGCGCCCCGCCAACAAGATTTAATATGTCTTGGAATTGCATTTTATGTCGCGTAGTAAGGAACACGCACGACTGTGCCGTTTAGTCTGACGTTAATAAACCCCTGCGGAATAAGTAGCAAGCTAGATGTTGAAAAAGTTGCGTTTGCATTGGTTGTGGCTGCCACAGTTGTGCTAGTGACGTTCACATTGCCAGAGCCAATAGTTACATTGGTTAGTGTGACGTTCCCAACAGATGACGTTGTGCCACCAAGAGTTAATGCGGTATTGCCAAGAGTAGTTGTACTGTTGGCTAGAAATGAATTTGGAAATGTGACTGCAACTGAGGTGACATTGGCATTTGTGTATTTGCCAGTTGTCTGCGTAGTCGAATTAATCGTGCCACCAGTAATGACAACAGCATTGGCGTTCTGAGTAGCCATTGTGCCAAGCCCTGACACAGCAGAATTAGCAATAGCAATAGCTACGTTGGCAGCGCTTGTAATCTGACCTTGAGCGTTTATCGTTACCTGAGAGACTTGGCTTGCAGTTCCATAAGTTCCCGCAGTTACAGCCGTGTTAGCAATAGCAACCGTTCCGCTAGAGGTAATTGTGCCACCAGACAATCCTGTGCCAGCCGTGATGCTTGTAACAGTTCCTTGTGGGTTAGCCACATTACTTGCGCTTGTAATACGTCCATAAGTGTCAACAACAAGGACGGGGACTTGCGTGGCAGCGCCATAAGTTGCAGCCGTAACACCAGAAGCATTTAAGCTAATAGCAGGAGTTGCACCTCCACTAGATGCTATTGGTGCAGTACCAGTTACAGATGTAACAGTTCCCTGTGGAATAGCTACATTTGAAGCGGAAGTTATCCTGCCTTGTGCGTCAATAGTTATTTGAGCAGTATTAGATGATGAACCATAAGAACCAGCAGTAACAGCAGTATTAGCAAGCGAGATAGTGCCTGTAGTCGTTATAGGACCACCAGTAAGCCCAGTACCCGTTGCAATGCTGGTTACTGTGCCGTTTGTTCCACCGCTACTAATTGCTACTGTTTTTAACATGATTACATCCCATCGCCCGGAGTGATATACACGGCAGCATTGCTACTAGCAGTAATGCCTGTGAAATAAGCATTTGGCACAAAAGTGAGAATCTCATCTGTTCCAGCAAGTAGCGGAAAAGACAATCCTGTTGTAGTGACAACCACCGCATTGTTTCCTGCATCGCTTGCGCTTGTGCCGTATCCAAGGAATACAGTCACAGAGCCAGAGTTAATGATGCGGTATTGGTTGCCACCAAGCGTAGTAGACAAGCATTGAACAGCCGTTGGAGCAGCCACGTTAGCCGTAAACGCTATCGTGTTGCCTGTTTTGGTAAAAGCATTAAGTCCCATGATTACAGTCCCAACGCAGTTTTAAGTTTTGCCAATTCTTCTGGATTAGAGAGAATTAACTCAGACAAAGAAGGACCAACTTGTGTTGTGTTCCCTTGTGTTGGATTTGGGTCAGTAAATGTGCCATTAGCGTAAGTCCAACCCGGACCTACATAGTCGGCAGGAATGGCTATTACCCCATTGTCAAATCCCGGAGGAGTTCCTTGAATGGTTTGCTCATATTCAATGACATTGATAACAACACCATCTTTAATAATTGCGTGTTTGATTAAATTGATTAAATCACTCATTTTTTACCTCAATAGTAGTATTCATCAACAATAATTATTCCTGCATTTCCGCTACCGCCCGCTTTACCAGCAGCGTCACCAGCCGTGTTTTGACCACCAGTACCGCCACCTCCATACGATGAGCCAGCAGCTCCAGCAACACCGCTTGGACTACTGGCGTTTGATGTCCCACCATAAACACTATTACCACCACCGCCGCCAACAACAACACCAAAATTAAGCCATCCCATATATCCTGTGCCACCAGTAGCATTTATGTTTCCACCCGAACCAACACCACCTGACCCACCCGGTCCTGTTGTAAAAGATGCCGTCAAATTTCCATTACCAGAACCAGCTCCAGCGCCTCCTCCAGAAGCACTAACTGTTGCAAAAGATGTTGAGCCTCCAGCAACACCATTATTATTTCCAGCAGCACCACCAGCGCCACCAGCGCCTACTGCATAACTATATGTAGCAGATGGAGGAGTAATTAGCAGCTCGGCATACCCACCACCGCCAGCTCCGGAAGCAGCAGAACATTGAGAAGCATTACTACCAGCAGCACCACCTCCACCTCCACCTCCACCAACAACACGAACAAAAATGGCTGTGCAATTTGCTGGAGTTGTATAAGTGCCAGAACCGCTTGAGTAAACATTTCTTGTTTTGGGATAACCAGTACCCGTAGTTTTTACCGTGCTTGTCATTGTGACGTTTGCCAAAGACAAGTTACTAAGCGTAGTAGTTGTGTTACCAAGGTAAACAGAAGTGTTGCCCAAAACAATTGCCGTAGCAAAGTTGGTATCTAGTTGCGACAACGGTATTGACGTTGTTACGTTTGCAAAAATATTTGGAACTGGCATATTAAAACCTCACTCTTAATTCATGTTCGTATTCGAACCCATTGATTACAAAATTTGCGTCTGACGATGTAACCGTCATGCCCAAATACTTACCCCATTGTTTTGCGTCTGTTTTATATAGGGTATATCCCGCACCACCGTACCAACTGATTGTCGCTGAACTATTGTTAGTCCAAGGTATTGGATTACTCAGATTATTAAGCCAAATAACTAATTCTCCAAGTGAAACCGGTAAGCTAGAGCCAGTCTCCGAATCTACTGTGACCGTTAACTGGGCAGCATTAGTCAAAGTAGCCTCAATGCCAACCTTCAACGCTTGTTTGGTGCGTATTGGGTCTTTCATGGGATTTAAGGAAGTCTGCACATAACTGTTGATAGCAGAGGACGCATCCGCATACAAGCGAACACAAGATGTTCCATCTGTCCCATAGAGGTTAATTCTTCCTCCCAATGGGGCAGAAGTTATGTAAGCCAATGTAGCGCTTGCGCTAGTAAAGAACCACTTTTTCTCAAAAAATATGGCTTGGATATACCGACTAGAGCTAGAAGTACCAAGTCCACCCGTATAGCGGAAGTTAAAAGCAGCGCACAGAATGTTGTTTAACAACACCTGACCCGCATACACAGGAGAATCAAAGTCTATGTTAGGGAAAATACCATCTAGGCTATCTGAGATTTTGCTTGTAGTAGAACCTACTAAGGCATATACGCCATAGTCATTCATAAACAAAACAGACCTAAAGTAAGGATAAATAGCGTATGGCAACTGAGAACCTACCGAGGCGCTGACGTTGGTGTTAGTAAACAGCGTTGTGCCAGCATTAGTTACCCGAACATCTGAGAAGACGTTGATGGACTCATCTCCAAAGAGGTAGAGGAAGTTGTTTGCTGACAACAGTTGAGTAATGTTGCCGTGTAGGGTTGCATCAGTTAAAACAACTTGACCCGCAGAAACGCTTATAAAGTCGCTATACGACCCCGCAGCCGAATAGCTGACCGTGCGCCCGTTGGCTATCCAAACACGCCCTGAAAACGACTGTATGCCAACTACTGGCTCAGTATTAATGATTGCTTTGGCTGTCGCATTAGAACCGCCACCACCCGTGATAGTCACAGAGATGTTGGAAGAGTTGGTGTATCCACTACCCACATTAGTCATCACGGCTTGGGTAACGATGCCACCGGCAACAATGCCTTGAGCCGTAGCATTTGAGCCACCGCCACCACTAATCGTCACACTCAAGTTAGATGCGTTGGTATACCCAGTTCCACCGCCTGTAACTAGAACTGAAACCGTACCAGTAGCAAAGGTAGTAATACCAGCCACCGCATTAGCACCAGAACCACCACCACCTACAAAGGTAATTGTTGGAGAGGCGTTATATCCTGTCCCCGCCTCTGTAATCGTTATAGAAGATACAGCATTAGCCGCGATAGTTGCCGTAGCCGTAGCCTGTACGCCATTAGCGTTGTTGGGGGCTGAGATGATTACTGCTGGCGCAGAGGTGTAGCCTGTTCCCGCTTGAACAATACCAATTTGTCCGACAGCTCCAACAAAGACTAGGCTTGTGCCGTCCCAAGTGAAATAGCCCTTGGCGGGGTCGGCAATCAAAACACGCTCATTTTTCCATTGAGATACGTTAATTCCTGAAGAACTAAAAGTTCCCGCAGGAGCAATTGTGCCTTTGACATTTGTGTCCAAGCGCACAAACTCAGCAGAGCCATCTGTTTCAAACCCAAGAAGATAATCAGTTAAGCCAATATTGGCTGAACAAAATGTTGTAACTAAGCTAGTAAAGGTTACGTTACCAACATTGGAGTACGTTGGAGTAATTTTGATATTGCCATAGCCAATAGGCATAGCGTTCTCAAGCCAAGAAAACTCATCATCGCCAATAGCCGTTCTGTTCGCCTTGGTGTTTACACCCTTGAACTGTTTGACAACCTCGTAGGATTTTTTTTGCTCTGCGGCTGCCATGTCTTAGAACGGTGTTGAGTACGGGTCTGGAATCCTTCTTGTGAAAGTGGATGTCAGCACCGACTGGGTTTTTTGCTTGTACTGCTGCAAATAGATTTCAGCTTCACCAAAAGACTGTTCATAGAATTTGGCAAGATGAGCCGCATAG